ATCTTATAAATTAATAGGAGATAAAATGGCAATAACAAAAGAAACAATACAAGACAAAATAGAGGTCGTAGGTGATTTTAAACATATACAAGTAAGAACAGCGACAGTCATAAAAGAAGATGGTAAAGAAATATCAAGGTCTTTTGAGCGTCATGTTGTATCACCAGACTCAGACAGTACAAACGAGAGTACAGATGTAAAAGCAATGGTTAAACAGTTTCACACAAATGAGATTAAAACGGCTTATCGAAAACATAAGGAAGCTCAAACCTAATGGCATATATAGGCAAATCACCCCAAGTTGGGAACTATATCAAGCTAGATGCAATAACAACATCAAGCACCAACACCTATAATCTTCTAAATGGTGGGGTGGCATTTGTTCCAGAATCAGCTTTGCATATGTTGGTTTCTTTGAATGGTGTTATACAAGAACCGCTTACCGCCTTTTCAGTTTCGGGGTCTACAATCACATTTTTGCCCTCAAGCGGTACACTATCATCAAGCGACTCAATAGATTTTATTCTTGTATTAGGAAACACGCTAGACATAGGAACGCCAAGTGATAGCACAGTAACAAACGCAAAGACAAACTTTGTTTCAACTTCATCAAGTGCGGGATTGTCTATAAAAGGCGATGGTACAACCGATGGAACACTACAGCTAAATTGTTCGCAAAACTCACATGGGGTAAAGTTGCGGTCACCCGCCCATTCAGCGGGTCAATCATACACTTTAACGCTTCCCACAGGGAATCTAACTGCGGGTAACGTATTAAAGATAAATTCTATTAGTGGGTCTGGTACAACGGCTATAGGACAGTTAGAAGCACCTTCAGAACTAACAATGCCAAATCAACCCGCTTTTTTAGTTCAGCCCTCAACTGCTCAATCAAATTTAGCCATTAGCACGAATCATGTTGTAGCGTTTGGAACAGAAAGATTCGATCAAGGTAATGATTTTTCATCTAATACTTTTACCGCACCTGTAACTGGCAGATATCAATTCAATCTTCAACTTTACTTGCAACATTTAGATACAGACACTTCATATTATCAGCCACAACTTAACACATCTAACAGGACTTATTATTTTATTGTAAGCACAAACAATCATGACGCAGATGCAGATTACTATACTTTAAACTTTGTTATTCTCACGGACATGGATGCAAACGATACTTGTAATGTAACTTTTCCAGTTATAGGTGGAGGTTCAGCACAGACTGATATAAATACAGAATCCGCTTTTTCTGGCTATCTTGTGTGTTAAAAAAAGGAATAAAAAATGGCAAAAATTACAATTAAAATAGAGGTCGATGACACTCAGCAAACTATATTGAATAATGACCTATTAGATATAAATCAATGGGTACAAGACGCAATGACAGGAAAAATAAACAACTGTTGGAAAAGAATGCAACAGGAATGGACTACAAAGCTTATGAACGATAGTTCTTTCACAGACCCAATACCAAGCAACCAAGCCGACTTTGTAAAGCTTATCACCGCTAGGTCAGATTATAAGACTAGAAAACAAAGAGATGCAGAAAACGCTATAGGAGAATAAAGATGCCTTTGACTACATTAGGACATGGAGCGATGGCGAGTGGTTCAGTCTTACAAGTGCAGAGAACTAGACTAACAAGTGCTAACACACAAGCTCTCACCCAAAACACAGTTGTAGCTATAACTGGAATGTCTGTAAATATTACACCAAAGTTTTCAAATAGTTTAATTCGTTTAGATGCTCATTTTTTTGGTGAAGTAGGTGAAGAAGCTAATACCTTCAATAATATGATTTCTTTTATGAGGGATACGACGGAATTGCATGAAACAGCGGTGGGAACAAGAAACTATGGGTATGGTACTCTAACAAGAACAATTGGTTCAACGGATGTAGGCACTTCACCAGAATCAGCATGTATTTTTGATTACGACTCACCAAGCACTACAAGTCAAGTCACATATAAACTAGCTATTAGGGTATACAGCGATGGTTCTGGAACAGATACTCTTGCAATAAACAGAATAGCTTCAGATGGAGATTATCCTTATGTCGAATATGGCATTTCACAGATATCAGCAACAGAGATAAAACAGTAAACAAATGACCAAAGCAGATATAAACGCAATCTTAATGGAGCTAAGCGTCTTAAAAAACGATATGTACCATTTTAGACAGGACATGGAACGTAGGGTTTCCAGACTTGAAAGAATAGTCATTTCAATAACCGCCTTTTATGTAATAAGTTCATTCGGGGTTATCTTCAACACTATAGTGCTATAAATGGGATACAGGGGGGTTCTTAAATGTTT